GCTTTGCTAATGCTCGGGCGCGTCAGTCGACCACGATCTGATCGCTCATGCCCATTTGGGTGTGCATGAAGTGGCTGCAGTGGGCGGTGTAGGTGCCGCGGGCGGGGACGAGGGTGATCGATTTGGTCTGATGCCCGCCGAGCTCGATCTCGCCGCCCGGGGCGGCGCCGGCGGTGATCCGCGAGGCGGCGAAGAAGGTCTTGGCGGTGAAGTCATGCCCGCCGCCCGAGCGGTTGACGAAGGTGAGCGTGACGGGCTGGCCCGCGGTGAGGTGGATCGGCTTGGGCGCGAAGCTGAAGCTGGAGACGGTGATCGTTTGCGCGGCGGGTTGGGCCGTGGCGGGTGAGGCAACTGGGGGCACCGCCATGATGGTTAGGAGGGAGATGTGGGAGATGCGAACCATTGGAGTAGCTCCTTGTTGGCTCTGGCCCTTAAGCGCTCCGCGACTCAGGCCGAGATTGACCTCAAGGGGTCGGCGTCGCAGCGTTCACTGTAGCAGATAATCAAATCGGATGGACCCGCTCTCTCATGGTGGAATTACCCTCAGACCTTCAAGCTGACGCACCAGGTGTGAAGGAACGGACGCAACTCCTGCACGATTTCGGCGCACTACTTACGATGTGGAGCGAGCTCGAAATTGCCATGGAAATCGCCATCCGCAAACTGACCGGAATGTCGGCACTCCAAACCTCCATCGTTGTCGGCTCGCTTCAATTCGGCACCAAGAAAAACATTCTGAGTTCCCTTCTCAAGGAAGCCGGGAATGAGGATCAGAGTAAGGCCATCAAAGACTTGGTTGATTTTGCGAAGCGGAACGCACTTGTTCACTCAGCAGTCGCAGCTGAGGACGACTACTCGAAGTTCGTATTTTTCTTTCGAAGCGTCAAAGAGAAGTACCACGTAAAAACAGAAGAATTCACTGCTGCGAGCTTCCACCAGCACTTTCTGCGCTTCAGAGAACTGCACGATGCGGCGCTTCAAGCTCTAAACGTCACGCCCGGAGAGATGAACGAATATGGGCACGGGGCCAGGTTCGAAGGTTTGGCCACCAGAGCATAATATAACCAAATAGGCAAAATAGTCCTTGACAGCGTCACGCTGTTTGGGTACATGTCAGGAACAGTCGAGAAATGCGCCGCCGGGGATCGGGGGCGTTGAGCGGGTCGCTCCCAGGCGGGAGGCGGCCCGTTTTTGTTTCTGGTTCGGTGAGCGGTGGAAGGACGCCCTTCGACTTCGCTCAGGACGAGCGAGGTAGGGAGGAGGCGCGGGTGGCGCGGAAGAGGGAGCTGACGCTGGTCGGCGGCTGCGAAAGGAAGCTGCGCAAGCGCGCGGTGCGGGACTGGTCGGTGGCGAAGGCCAAGGCTTTTCTCGGGGTCTTGGCGGAGACTTGCAACGTGTCGGAGGCGTGCCGGACCAGCGGGGTGCCGATGACGGTCGCCTATCGCCAGCGCAAGCTCGACGCGGGGTTTCGCGCCTCGTGGATCGAGGCGATCGGGGTTGGCTACCAGCGGCTGGAGCTGGAGCTGCTGCAGCGAGCGTTTAATGGCGTCGAGCGCATGGTCCGCCACAAGGACGGCAGCGAGGGCAAGGTGCGGGAAATCTCGGACGGCCTGGGGCTGAAGCTGCTGCAGATGCACCGGGCGACTGCGGTCGAGGCGAACAGCCAGGTGCCGCCCGAGGATGTCGACGAAATTCGCAAGCGGCTGGTGAGCAAACTGCAGCGGTTGAAGAAGCGCAATGAACAAGAGCAGGAAGCGGAAAGAGCCCAATTACGGGGTGCTCCGCGAAGAGATGGCGATGTTGTCCGACGCGACGCCGGAGCAGCAGCACAAGATCATCGAAGGGATGACAGCGGAGAAGCTGGCGTGCCTTGATGCCGAGTTCGAGAATTGGGCGCACAAGAACCAGCTGCCGCCCGATGGCGAGGGGTGGACGACCTGGCTGATGATGGCCGGGCGCGGCTTCGGCAAGACGCGCGCGGGGGCGGAATGGATTTACCGGCTGGGGAAGAACCGGCCGGGGAGCCGGATCGCGCTCGCCGGCGCGACGATCGCCGAAGCGCGCGCAATCATGGTCGAGGGGGCGAGCGGGCTGCTGAGCGTGGCGCGGCGGTACGGGGTGAACCTGCGCTGGGAGCCGAGCCTCAACCGGCTGGTCTGGCCGAACGGGAGCCAGGCGCAGCTGTTTTCGGGCGACAATGCCGACGGGTTGCGGGGGTTCGAGCATCATTTTGCGTGGGCGGACGAGCTGGCGAAATGGCGCCAGGCCGAGGAGGCGTGGATGAATTTGCAGATGACGTTGCGCGGTGGGCACCGGGCGCGGGCGCTGATCACCACGACGCCGCGGCCGATGCCGCTGCTCGAGCGGATCCGGGACGACAAGAATACGGTCACGACGACGGGGCGGACGAGCGACAACATCAATCTGGACGAACGGTTCGTGGAGATCATGACCGCGACCTACGGCGGAACGCGGGTCGGGGTGCAGGAGCTGGACGGGGTGCTGCTGAAGGATGTGCAGGGGGCGTTGTGGACGCGGGAGATTATCGAGCGGTGCCGGGAGAGCCCCTCCACCGCCTGCGGCGGTCCCCCTCCCCGAGACAAGCTCGGGGAGGAATTTGAGCGGATCGTGGTGGGGGTCGATCCGCCGGCGGGGGCTGACGAGAAATCCGACGCTTGCGGGATTGTGGTGGCGGGGCTGCGGGCCGGGCGGCTGGTCGTGCTGGAGGATGCCAGCGTGCGCGGGCTGTCGCCCGAGGGCTGGTCCAACCGGGTCGCGGCGGCGGCGGCGCGCTGGGGGACGGCGCAGGTGGTGGCCGAGGCGAACAATGGCGGGGCGATGGTGCTCAGCGTGCTGCAGGCCGCGGACCTGGGGCTATTCGTGCGGCTGGTCCATGCATCGAAGGGCAAGAGCGCGCGTGCGGAGCCGGTGGCGCTGAAGTTCGAGGCGGGGAAGGCGGCGTTTGCCAGGGAGTTTCCCGAGCTGGAGGCGGAGCTGTGCGGGATGGTCGCGGGCGGTGGGTACGAAGGGCCGGGGCGTTCGCCGGACCGGGCGGACGCGATGGTGTGGGCGATGACGGCGCTGGGCGTGACGCGGAGCGGATTGCCCAGAATACGAAGACTTTAGACATTTCGTGAGGGCGGCAGGCCCTCACCCTCCCGCTGCGATGCAGCGGGTCCCTCCCTCTCCCGCAAGGGGAGAGGGGCTAATCAGGAGTTGCGAGCGATGGGGTGGTGGTTCGGCCGCAAGTCGGCGCCAGATGCGAGGCCATATGTGCCCGCATGGCTGAATACAGACAGCCAGGAGGTGGGGTTCGCTCGTTCTTACTCGGAGCAGTTCGAGGAGGTGTACCGGCGCAATCCGGTCGGGCAGCGGGCGGTGCGGCTGGTGGCGGGGATGCTGGGCGGGCTGGCGCTGGACGGTGACGAGCGCGCGGTGGCGCTGGTCAGGGAGGGCGGGCTGCTGGAGGGCTTGGCGGCGAACCTGCTGCTGCACGGCAATGCCTATGTCCAGCTGATCGCCGACGGGCGCGACGCGCCGACCGAGCTGGTAGCGCTGCGGCCCGAGCGAGTGCAGGTGGTGAGCGACGAGCGAGGCTGGCCGGTCGCTTATTTGTACCGGGCTGGCGGGCAGGCGGTGCGGGTGCAGCGGCGCGACGGGCTGGAGCGGATCCAGGTGGCGCATGTGAAGGCGCTGCACCCGCGCGACGACCATTATGGGATGGGGTGCATTGAGGCGGCGATTGGCGCGGCGAGCGTGCACAATAAAGCGGCGCGGTGGAACAAGGCGCTGCTCGACAATGCGGCGCGGCCGAGCGGGGCGCTGAGCTACGAGCCGGCGGACGGCGCGGCGCTATCCGGGGAGCAATTCGCGCGGCTGAAGGAGGAACTGGCGAACGAATTCGCGGGCAGCGCGAACGCCGGGCGGCCGATGCTGCTGGAGGGTGGCCTCAAGTGGCAGGCGATGAGCCTGACGCCGGCGGACATGGACTTCGTCGCGCTGAAGGAAGGCGCGGCGCGGGATATCGCGCTAGCGTTCGGGGTGCCGCCGGTGCTCGTCGGGCTGCCGGGCGACGCGACCTACGCCAATGCGCGGGAGGCGGGGCGGGCGCTGTACCGGCAGACGATCCTGCCGATGGCCGAGCGGATCCTGAGCGAGCTGGGGCGGATGCTGAGCGACTGGCTGGGGCCGGTGCGGCTGACGGTGGACACCGACCAGCTGAGCGAGCTGGCGGAGGACCGGGCGCGGCTGTGGGACGCGGTGGGGAACGCGAGCTTCCTCAGCGATGCGGAGAAGCGCGACATGCTGGGGTTTGCGAATGATTGAGCGGGCGTTGGGCGCGGAAGCGCTGTTGGCGAGCCTGATGGCGCAGGCGGAAGGGCGCGGCGTCGACCTCGTGACGCTGCGCGCGCTGGCCGAGGAATCGAGCGAGGCGGGGGCGCGGCGGGCGCTGGCCTCGCTGGGGTTGGACGATGCCAGCGCGCGGCGGGACATGGACGAACTGCGCGAGCTGCTGAGCGCCTGGCGGGATGCGAAGCGGAGCGCGTGGCGGGCCGTGGTGACGTGGGTGGTGCGGGTCGCCGGCGCCGCGGTGCTGATCGGGATCGCGGTCAAGCTGCGGCTGACGGATCTGGTGGTGCGGTGAGGTTCGCGGGGTACGCAGCGGTGTTCGACCGGCCCGATCGCGGCGGCGACATTGTGCGGCGCGGGGCCTTTGCGCGGGCGCTGCAGCGGGCGGGCGAGGTGCCGCTGCTGTGGCAGCATAAGGCGGGCGCGGTGGTCGGGCGGATCGAGCATTTGAGCGAGGATCGGCGTGGGCTGCGGGTGATCGCGACCGTCGGAGATGCGCGTGTGTCGCGGCTGGTGGAGAGAAGGCGGCTCGACGGGTTGAGCTTTGGCTATCGAGTGCGCGAGGCGAAGAGCGCCGGGGCGCATCGCGAGCTGATTGAGCTGGACCTGGTGGAGGTGAGTTTGGTCGCGAATCCGATGCAGCCGTGGGCGCGGGTGCATGCTGTTGAGAAATAAGGCGGGTCCCGGATCAAGTCCGGGATGGCGATGAGTGGGACCTGAGGGTCGCGAGCAATCGCGGCCCTTTTTGTTTGTGCACGGGAGAAGACGGGAATGGTGGAAGTGAAAGCGGATGTGCTCGAGCAGTCGTTCGAGCAGTCCGAGGATGATGGCGTCGCGGCGCTGAAGATCGAGCTGGAAACGCTCAAGGCGAAGATCGCGAGCGGGGCGATCCAGGGGCAGCGGCCGGTGCTTGACGGGGTCAAGTCGGCGGAAGCGGCGAGCTTCGTCGATCAATATGTCCGGCGCGGGATCGAGGTCGGGCTGGAAACCAAGGCGATCGGTAGCTCGAGCGATGCGATCGGCGGTTATGCGGTGCCGGAAGAGATCGACCGGACGATCGACGAAACGCTGGTGGCGATCTCGCCGATCCGCAGCATCGCCAATGTCGTGAAGGTCGGCAGCGCGGGCTATCGCAAGCTGATCACTACCGGCGGCACGCCCTCGGGCTGGGTCGGGTTCGAGGCCGCGCGGCCCGAGACAGGCACGCCGACCTTCAGCGAGATCGTGCCGGCGGGCGGCGAGCTCTATGCCAATCCGGCGGCGTCGCAGCAGATGCTCGACGACGTGGCGTTCGACGTCGAGAAGTGGCTAGCGAACGAAATTGCGACCGAGTTCGCGCGGGCGGAGGGCAAGGCATTCGTCAGCGGGACGGGGGTTAATCAGCCGCTCGGCTTCCTGGCGTCGCCGAATGCGACGACCGCGGACGGCGCGCGACCGATGGGGACGCTGCAGTTCCTCGGCACAGGCGCGGCGGGCGCGTTTCCGGCGAGCAACCCGGCGGACAAGCTGATCGACCTCGTGCAGAGCTTGCGCTCGCCCTACCGGCAGGGCGCCGTGTTCGTGATGAACTCGGCCACGGCGGCCGCAGTGCGCAAGTTCAAGACGGCGGACGGCGCCTTCATGTTCCAGCCGAGTTTGGCGGCTGGGCAGCCGGCGACGCTGCTCGGCTATCCGCTGATCGAAGCGGAGGACATGCCGGACATCGCGGCGAACAGCCTGTCGATCGCGTTCGGCAACTTCAAGGCCGGCTATGTGATCGCGGAGCGCAATGCGACGACGATCCTGCGCGATCCCTACACCCACAAACCGTATGTCCACTTCTACGCG